GATATACAGGACGAGATCGCTAGGATATTGGCGGAGCAAGAGACTAGAAGTCTCATTGACAGGGAATCGCACCTCGATGAGTTAGCAAAGCTACGAGATAAAGCGGTTGACACAGGGCAGATCGGCTCAGCAGTAACTGCTGAACACTACCGAGGCAAGGTTGCTAACTTATATACCGAGAGACTAGAAGTCTCAGAGACTAATAAGGAGTCATCCGATGAGATAATGACTCGTATCAGTAAACTGCTTGGCAAAGAACAGACCGATAAAGATTCATCTTTACACTAAGGAACTGTTTAAACCTTCTCCAAACTGCGCAGGTCACGCGTACCAATGTGTTTACACATTTCCTGTGTAGGCGCGCACAGTTTTAGCCGACCCCCACCCCCCCTGTACACACGCGGGACTCCGCACACACACATATACATACTGTTTCAAATTTTCACACAGTAAAAAATGAGTTTTATTTAACAAGGTATTTACATACCCCACCCCCCTAAACACAGATAAACGCTCTAGGTTCACAGGGCTAGAAAAATTTTGCATATAATTTTGAGGATGTGAGGCTAGTCTGTGTTAGTTCCCAATAGCTGTGGACCAGCCTCACTGGGTAGAATGGACAGGATTGTTGAGAGTGTAAGACTGTCCTCTGGAGATACCCTTGCACTACAGTATATAGAGTTGTAATATGGTTGACAATACTACATATGGGTATATCACAGAAACAGTTGAGAGAGGTTATGAGTCATCTTACAGATGATAATCTTGCTAAACTCAATGGACCGCAACGTAAAGAACTAGACAACCTAGTTGTTAGTTTAGAGAAGGCTGTTGTCAGAGAGAAGTCTCAAGATAGTTTTTTAAGCTTTGCTGATACTGTATGGCAAGAGTTTATGTGTGGATCGCATCATAAGAAGATGGCAGAGGCTTTTGAGCGTGTAGCTAATGGGGAATGTAAACGCTTGATGATAAATATGCCTCCTAGGTTTGGTAAGTCACAGTTAACATCGTGGTTACTACCAGCATGGATAGTTGGTAGACAACCGCATAAGAAGATTATCATGGCTTCACATACTGCTGAACTGTCTCTCCGTTTCGGTAGAATGGTACGTAACCTTATTGATAGCGAGGACTATCAAGAGATATTTCCGGAAGTAAGTTTGAATCTCGATTCTAAAGCAGCTGGACGATTTGATATATCGGGTGGCGGTGAATATTTTTCAATCGGAGTTGGCGGTGCGGTGACGGGTCGTGGTGCGGATTTGTTAATTATTGATGACCCACATTCAGAACAACAAGGACAGTCTGCTGATCCAAAAATTTTCGAAAGCACATATGATTGGTATTTATCCGGTCCTAGGCAGCGTTTGCAGCCGGGCGGTGCGATTATCATTGTTATGACTAGATGGGGTAAGAAAGACTTATGTGGTTCTATACTCAAAGATGCAACTACTAGAGATAATAGTGATGAGTGGGAAGTTATTGAACTGCCAGCTATATTGCCATCAGGCAGAAGTCTATGGGAAGAATACTGGAAGGTAGATGAACTTGAGAAGATTAAGGCAACTCTACCTATATCTCATTGGGAGGCGCAGTATCAACAAAACCCTGTATCGGAAGAGAGTGCTATTGTTAAACGTGAATGGTGGAAGGAGTGGGAATATAAAGAACCTCCAGCATGTGAATTCATTATTCAATCATGGGATACCGCTTTTTTAAAAACACAACGATCTGACTATTCAGCTTGCACTACTTGGGGTGTGTTCTATAAAGATAATGAGAATGGCTACCCTACTCCACAAGTTATATTACTAGATGCATTTCAAGAAAGGATGGAGTTTCCTGAACTTAAACGTAGAGCATTTGAAGAACATCAACAATGGATGCCTGATGCTTTTATTGTTGAGGCAAAAGCTGCTGGTTCACCTTTGATATTTGAATTAAGACAAATGGGTATACCTGTACAAGAGTTTACACCTTCTAGGGGTAACGATAAGATTGCACGTGTAAACGCAGTAGCAGATTTATTTGCATCAGGTACAGTATGGTATCCGAAGAAAAGATGGGCAGAGGAAGTAGTAGAACAGTTTGCATCATTTCCTGTAGGTGACCATGACGATTTAGTAGACTCTTCAACACAAGCTTTGTTGAGGTTTAGACAAGGTGGATTTATTAGATTAGATCACGATGATGATGACTATGAAGATGTGTCTGACAGGGTTGCTAAATACTATTAATATATTTAAACTGAACTAAATGGCAGAAGAAAACATTGACATAACTGTTGTTGATCCCGAAGTGGTCACAATAGAAACAGAAGATGGGGGGATGTTAATTGATTTTGATCCATCATCTATGGATGAACAGATTCCTTTTGATGCTAACTTAGCAGACTTATTATCAGAGAAAGATTTATCTTTTCTAGGACATGAACTTGTATCAGCTTATGAATCAGATAGAGACTCTAGGTCTGATTGGGAAAAAACATACACAGAAGGTTTAGATAATCTTGGATTAAAAATAGAAGAACGTAATGAACCTTGGGCTGGAGCATGTGGTGTATATCATCCTTTATTGTCCGAAGCGGTTGTACGTTTTCAATCCCAAGCCATAACAGAAATATTTCCAGCAGCCGGTCCTGTAAGAACTAATATAGTTGGCAAGATTACAGACGAGAAAGAACAACAAGGTAAACGTGTTCAAGACTATATGAATTATCTTCTTACAGAAGAAATGAAAGAATATAGAAATGAAACAGAGAACATGTTATTTAGTTTGCCTCTAGCTGGCTCTGCATTTAAAAAGATTTACTATGATATAAACATGCAAAGACCTTGCTCTATGTTTATACCAGCAGAAGATTTTGTAGTTAGCTATGGTGCAGCAGATTTAAGAACAGCTGCACGTGCCACTCATGTTATGAGGATGACACAAAATGAAATATTAAAGTTACAGTTCGCTGGTTTCTACAGAGAAGTATCTTTACCACAGTCTAGTATAGGTGCAGATAGAATAAGACAGAAGTATGCAGAACTAGCTGGAGACAATCCTAACTTTGAATACGATGTTAACAGCTATAGCAAAGATGGATTACATACTCTTTTAGAAATGCATGTGGATTTAGACCTTGTAGGCTTTGAAGATGAACGACAAGGTAGAAAAACAGGTATTGCTTTACCCTATGTAGTAACTATAGATCAAGGATCAGGTGAAGTTTTATCTATTAGACGTAATTATTTAGAGTCTGATCCTACAAAAATGCGAAGACAACACTTTGTACACTACAAATATATGCCCGGATTAGGATTTTATGGGTTTGGATTGATACATATGGTAGGTGGATTGGCAAAATCTGCTACTTCTTTGCTTAGACAGCTAGTTGATGCAGGTACATTAGCTAATTTACCCGGTGGTTTGAAGACTAGAGGTCTTAGAATCAAGGGTGATGACACTCCAATCTATCCCGGAGAGTTCCGTGATGTAGATATTCCGGGCGGTAGCATCAGAGATAACATAACTTTCTTACCATACAAAGAACCATCAGGCACTTTGTACCAATTATTAGGAAATATCGTTGAAGAAGGGCGTAGATTTGCTTCTATAACTGATTTAAAAGTGTCTGATATGAACAATCAAGCACCTGTAGGTACAACATTAGCGTTATTAGAGCGTAATATGAAGGTAATGGGTGCTATTCAAGCTAGATTACACGCTTCTATGCGCCAAGAACTAGGTATTTTGTCGGATATTATTAAAGATTTCATGCCATCTGACTATGAATACGAAGTTGATGGAGAATCTGCTATAAAAGCTGTAGATTTTGACGAAAGGGTAGACATAATACCTGTGTCAGACCCAAATGCTGCAACTATGGCGCAAAGAATCATGCAATATCAGGCTGCATTGCAACTTGCACAGTCTGCACCGCAGTTATATGACCTACCAAAGCTACATAGACAGATGTTAGAGGTATTAGGTATACGTGACTCGCAAGATATCGTGCCATTAGAAGATGATATCAAGCCTACAGACCCTGTGTCAGAGAATATGGACATACTTAATGGCAAACCTGTAAAAGCTTTCGAGTATCAAGACCATGCTGCACATATCACAGTACATATGGCTATGTTGCAAGACCCTAAGATACAAGAACTAGCTGCACAAGCACCTAATGCTGATGCAATACAAGCTGCACTAAGCAATCACATAGTAGAACACCTAGGATTTGAATACAGAAGGCAGATAGAAGAAGAGATAGGAACTAAACTACCACCTGTAGGAGAACCATTACCACCAGAAATAGAACTAAGACTATCAACCCTAGTGGCAGCAGCAGCACAACAACTACTTGGTAAGAACATGCAGGCTGCACAAATGGAACAGGCACAAGAACAAGCACAAGACCCTGTATTACAAATGCAACAACAGGAACTTGCTATCAAAGCACAACAAGCACAAGACAAAACAAACACTGATGAGGCACGTATAGCTGCTGATTTAGAGAAAGCTAGAATGAAAGATGAACTAGAACGTATTAAGATCGAAGCTGATCTTGAAATGGCTGGTGCTAAAGTCGGTGCTGATATAGCTAGAGTATCTGCACAAGAAAGGACTAAAGGTGCAGAGATAGGTAGAAAGATAGCAGAAACTCTGACTAAAGACTAATGGAAGTTGATATAAAGTTTACAGAGGACTTGACACAGAGTTTAAACGATGAGATAAATAGAATTACTGAAGTCATTATAGATGGAGAAATAAAGGACCTTACGGAACTTTACCACTATAAAGGCAAGATCGAAGGGTTACGTATTGCCCTCCGTGAGATAACTGATAAATATAATTCAGTTATAGAAAGTTAATACGCACCTTTCATGGTGAAAGGAAAGGAGAACGTCAAACTCCTATATATATTTGATGCAACATAAGGAAACTTATGACAGTTGAAGCAGTTAAAGAGGAAACTGTAAGTGAAGCGGAATCCGCAGAGCCTACACAACTTCCTGAACCTCAAGGGTATAAAATATTGATAGCACTACCTGAACATGAAGAAGTATCAGATGGTGGTATTATTATTGCAGACCAGTATAGAAAAAGAGAGGAGACAGCATCCATAGTGGGTTTTGTTTTGAAGATGGGTCCAGATTGCTATAAAGATGAAAACAGATTTCCTACAGGTCCATACTGTAAGGAAGGTGATTTTATAATTATGAGATCATATAGTGGCACACGCATGAGTATTCATGGCAAAGAATTCAGACTCATAAATGATGATACTGTAGAAGCTGTTGTAGATGATCCTAGAGGAATAGAAAAACCATGATGGAAGAAGCACAAGCTTTAGAACAAGATTTGGAACTGCCTCCTACTACGGAAGTACAAGTTCCAATACCTGATGTGGAAATAGAGGTAGTTGATGATCGTCCAGAAGAAGATCAGAGACCACCTAAACAAGAACTCACCGATGCTGATGTCGATGAAGAGATAGAAGGCATAGGTGAAAGAACTAAGAAACGTATAGACAAACTTAAGTTTGATTATCACGAAGAGCGCAGAAAAGCAGAAGCTGCCCAAAAAGTTAGGGATGAAGCTGCTGGCATAGCAAAACAGTTACATGATGAGAATCAAAGACTAAAAGCTACAGTCGCTAAGAGTGAAGATGCATTACTTAATAGTCTAAAAACTAAAACCTCTACAGAGATAGAGGCAGCTAAAGAAACTTATAAGCAAGCATACGAGGCTGGTGACACTGATAGGTTATTAGAGGCACAAGAAAAGTTATCAGCAGCTTATGCCGATAAAAACTATGTTGATAATTATCAACCACAAATGCCTCAACCGGTACAGCAACCTCAACAACAACAGTATGCTCAACCTCAATATGCACAACCAATGCAACAACAGCCATCAATAGACCCAGCTGCTGCTGATTACATAAGGCAAAATCCTTGGTTTGAACGTGCAGGCGATGAGGATATGACAGCATTAGCTTATGGTATGCATGCTAAGTTAGTAAGAGAAGGAATTGATCCTGTAAGAGACTCTGATGTTTACTATGCAAGAGTAGATGAAGCTGTAAAACAAAGATTTCCTGAACGCTTTGAGGACAATACTGCATCCTCACAGCGACCCTCGACTGTGGTAGCACCTGCTAATAGAGCAAGTACTAAACAGCGCACAGTGCAGTTAACCAAGACTCAAGTTACTCTCGCCAAGAAACTTGGACTTACACCAGAACAATACGCAGCGCAATATGCGAAGGAGCAAAGATAATGGAAAAGTCAGAACAAAATGATGTTCAAGAGCGCAACCCACGTGAATTAGAATCAAGAGATACTAATGAGCGAGAAAAAGCTTGGACTCCCCCAAACCTGTTGCCCGATCCTAAACCGGAAGCGGGATATGTTTTTCGTTGGATACGTACAGCCTCGGCTGGACAATCTGACAATATGAATGTATCTACCAAATTCAGAGAAGGTTGGACACCAGTTAAAGCAGAGGATCATCCTGAATTGCAAATGGTCAAAGATACTGACTCGCAATTTAAAGATGGTATAGAAGTAGGTGGATTGCTTTTATGTAAAGCACCCGAAGAAGTAATCAAGAAGAGAAGCAAATATTATACTGATATGGCTGATCAACAGATGTCCGCTTTGGATGCTAACTACATGAGAGACGAAAACCCTGCCATGCCTATGTTTAAAGAAAGGAAGTCACAAGTTACTTTTGGTAAAGGTGGTAAGTAATTACTATCTTTTTTGTTAAATTTTTGTATAAAAGGTATATAAAATGAGTAGTTCAGCAACACCTTACGGAGCAAGACCTGTCGGCACTTTGTCTGCAAGCGGTTCTTTCACCGGAAAGGTAAGACATTACGGCATAGCCTCTGGCTATGGCACTGCAATTTTCTATGGCGATTTCGTTAAGTTAGTTGCTGCTGGTACAGTCGAGAAAGACACTGGCACAACTTCATTAACTCCTGTAGGAATTTTTCTAGGTGTATCTTATACCGATCCAAATACAAGCCAGAAAACTTTTTCACAATTCTATCCGGCAAGTACAGCAGCTGATGATATTTCAGCTTATGTATTGGATGACCCAAATGTTCTTTTCGAGATGCAAGCAGACGGCTCAGCCGCTGTAACCAACATCGGAAACAATGTTGCGGTAGTTCAAACAGCTGGTTCAACTAGCATTGGAACAAGTAAAAATGCCATTGATATATCTACAGCAGCCACTACGACTGCTACACTTCCTGTAAGGATAGTAGATATCTCGCCTAAATCTGACAACGCAAGCGGTGATTCTTTCACTGACTTAGTTGCTAAATTTAACGCGGGTCACATCATGGACAATACAACTGGCATATAAAGGAGAATAAGAAATGGCAATTTCAAGAGCGCAGTTACTTAAAGAACTCCTTCCGGGACTAAATGCCCTGTTTGGATTAGAGTATGCTAAATACGAGAATGAGCATGAGCAGATTTATGAAACAGAAACTTCTGATAGATCGTTTGAAGAAGAAGTGAAGTTAAGTGGATTTGGTCAAGCTTCTGTTAAAGATGAAGGTTCAGCTATCAACTATGATACTGCACAAGAATCTTTTAGCACTCGTTACAACCATGAAACAATAGCGATGGGTTTTGCTATAACAGAAGAAGCAATGGAGGATAATTTATACGATTCTCTTTCTGCACGTTATACTAAAGCACTTGCTAGAAGCATGGCTTACACTAAGCAAGTAAAAGCTGCGAATCCTCTTAACCAAGGATTCTCAGGTGGTTCGTTCAATTCAGGCGATGGTGTAGATTTGTTTTCTACTGCACACCCTTTGGTGTCAGGTGGAACAAACTCCAACACATTTGCAACACAAGCAGACCTTAACGAAACTTCGTTAGAGAATGCTGTGATTCAAATAGCAGGATGGACAGATGAGCGTGGACTGTTAATAGCAGCTAAACCACGTAAGTTAATTGTACCACCAGCAGGTATGTTTACTGCTTCACGTATCTTAGATTCAGATATGAGACCTAACACAGCCGATAATGATATCAATGCTATTAGAGCAAATGGTAGCATTCCAGAAGGCTTTGTTGTGAATCATTTCTTAACCGATACTAATGCTTTCTTCTTGATGACTGACGTACCAAATGGCATGAAGCACTTTGCACGTAGTCCATTAGAAACAAGCATGGATGGTGACTTTGATACTGGCAACGTAAGATACAAAGCAAGAGAAAGGTATTCCTTTGGAGTATCTGATCCACTAGGTATTTTTGGTTCTTCGGGATCAAGCTAGTAACTTGAGGGGAGTTGAAATGATATATACTCCCCTTTTCTTTCTAGGGATTAAATTAATCTATCGACTGCCCTAGCAGACTCGCCAAGACGATAGAATTTATTAAGGAGACTTAGTATGGCAAAATCAACATTTTCAGGACCGGTTAGATCACTAGCTGGTTTTATTTCAGCAGGTAATGCTACAGTAACTAGCCTTACTGCTGACACAACTCTCACAGTCGCATCGCACGCAGGTAAGATACTTACTTGTAATGACGCTGATGGTAAATTTACTTTACCTAGTATTGTAGCTACAGCACCCGGTTCAGACGATGATCCTAATCAACTGAATAACTTAGGTGCTTCATTTACTTTTGTAATTGAAACAGCAGCTACAGACTTAGATATTAAAACTGATGGAACTGATAAGTTCGTTGGTGGACTATATATGGGTAAAAGCGATGCAGCAGGTAAAACATTTTTCTCAGGCGCAAGCAATGATGTTATAACTTTAAATGGTACAACTAAAGGCGGTATAGCTGGAACTATCATTAGAGTTACAGCAATAGCTTCAGCTAAGTATGCAGTAGAGGGTATTAACCTTGCTTCTGGTACTGTAGTAACTCCATTTGCTGACGCTTAAGGGGGTCTATAATGGCTGATGCAGTAACAACACAAACTATCTTAGATGATGCTGGTAAGAATTTAGTTGTAAAACTTACTAACATTAGTGATGGCACTGGAGAAAGTGATGTCACTAAAGTAGATGTGTCTGCTTTAACTTCTGGTAGAAATGGTCAAGCTTGTTCTGGTATCACTATAAATAGAATATGGTTTAGTAATGTAGGTATGGGTTTCAAATTATTTTGGAATGCTACATCAAATCAATTTATTTTAGAGGCTGGAGCAGACCAAACAGATACTTGGGATTTTACTTGGAGCAATAAAAGTCTACCCGGTGTTTTTAATAATGCAGGTAGTGGCAAGAATGGTGATCTATTATTATCAACTGTTGGACACTCTAGTGGAGACAGTTACACAATCATCATTTATGCAAGTAAATCTTACGTAAAAGCTAATACAGCGTAATGCCTAAGTCAGTAGAAACTGATAGTAAATTACCTTTAGAAGCACGTTTAAGTGGTTTAGAAAGAGAGTACGCTCTACGTTATGAGTACATAGAGCGTAGACTCGATGAAGGTAGTAAAAAGTTTCTAAGGATAGAGAATATGCTGTGGGGTCTTTATGGTTTAGTTTCTGTGGCAGTAGCATATATTAAATTTATATGATTGAAGAATCTGTAAAGAAAAAAATAAATCTTGAAGTAGAGATAGATGCCAATGCAAATAGTGCTGGTGATAACCCTTTTCAGAAATGGATACATCTAGCTAGAACTGTTGATGCATGGAGAATATTTCCTAGAGCATTTGTTACTGTATATATCATATTACTTTACAAAGTTGTTACTTGGTTTATGGATATACCTGAACCAAACTTAGAACAAGCTGGTCTTGTGTCAATAGTTGTAGGTGCTATGGCAGCAGTCTTTGGTATATACGCAGGAACATCAGGACAAAGTAAGAAGTTTAAAGGTGAAGATTAATGGCTAAAGACTCTAAGCTAAAGAATGCAGGAGTTAGTGGATACAATAAACCTAAACGTACACCAAACCATCCTACTAAATCACACGTTGTTGTAGCTAAGAAAGGTGACAAAACTAAAACAATACGTTTTGGTCAACAAGGTGTTAAAGGTGCTGGAAAAAATCCTAAGACAAAAAAAGATAAGGCACGAAAAAAATCATACTATGCAAGACACAATGCACAAGATTCTAGTCCTGATAAATTTAGTGCAAGGTATTGGTCACATAAAGTTAAATGGTAATTAGTAGAACACAGACAAAAAAACAAATGGCAGGTAAAAAAAAGAAATCAAGGGTAAACGAAGCTGGTAACTATACCAAGCCGGGCATGCGTGAGAAGATGTTTAAACGTATCAAGGCTGGTGGTAAAGGTGGAAAGCCCGGACAATGGAGTGCTAGAAAAGCACAGATGTTAGCAAAACAATATAAATCCAAAGGTGGAGGATATAAATAATGATGAAAAAAGCTAAAGGTAAAGGGATGAAAGTAAAAGGAGTTGATGTTAGTTCTTTAAACAAAACTCAACAGAAAGCCATGAAAAGTCATTCAGTACATCATACTGGCAAACATATAAAAGCCATGGTACATGATATGAAGAAAGGTGCTACTTTTGGGGAGTCGCATAAAAAAGCACAAAAGAAAGTTGGCAAGTAAAGACCCAAAAGAAGGAACAGGAAAAAAACCTAAAGGAAGCGGAAGGCGTTTATATACAGATGAAAATCCTAAAGATACAGTACCCATTAAATTTGCAACACCTACAGATGCAAGAAAAACAGTCGCAAAAGTCAAACGTATTAAAAAACCTTTTGCTAGAAAAATACAAATACTTACAGTCGGAGAACAAAGATCAAAAGTTATGGGTAAATCTGAGGTCTCTAATATATTTAAAAAGGGTAAAGACTCAATAAGAAAGTCGCATGGCAATAGCAAAAAGTCAAAAAAGTCTTAAAGATTGGACTAAACAAAAATGGCGTACTAAGTCAGGCAAGAAGTCGTCTGAAACAGGAGAAAGATATCTTCCTGAAAAAGCTATAAAAGCTATGTCTAGTTCACAATATGCAGCAACTACTAAAAAGAAAAGAGCAGATACCAAGAAAGGTAAACAATTTTCTAAACAACCAAAGTCTGCTGCAAAGATATCAAAGAGGTATAGGTAATGTATGAATATAGTTGTACAGTTAAAAGAGTGGTTGATGGCGATACTGTGGATGTTATTTTGGACCTTGGCTTCGATATTCTTTATAAGTCTCGTGTTCGTTTATTTGGTATTGATACTCCCGAGTCACGTACTCGTGACAAAGATGAGAAGGCTAGAGGAAAAATGGCTTCGGCTTTCTTAGAAAATGCTATAAATAATGGCAATAGTGTTGTCATACAAACAAAACTTAAAGATTCTAGAGGCAAGTTTGGTAGGGTATTAGGTGATGTAGTAGTTGATGGTGTAAACATAAATCAATCTATGGTTGACAATCATCTTGCAGTCAAATACTTTGGACAAAGTAAAGATGATATTGAACAAGAACATCTTAAGAATAGACAAATATTAATTGATAACGGAACATTTGAACCTTAAAATAAATCAACATGTTTAAACAATCGGAGAAAAAATATGCCAAATGTAGGTAAAAAGAACTTTCCATATGATGATGCAGGTATGAAAGCAGCACGTAAGGAAATGAAAAAATCAGGTAAAGATATGATCATTAAGTTTGATGAGGGTGGAAAGGTAGATGACTATCAAGATAGCCTTGTTAAAAAGTTCGGTGATGGTGGTATGTATAAAATGGCTGGTGGTGGTATGCCTATGTATCACGAAGGTGGTATGGGGAAAAAGAAAAAGAAATAATTTATGGCTACAGCCACTACTAATAACTTTGATTTAGATATAGCAGAAGCAGCAGAAGAGGCTTTTGAACTAGCTGGTTTAGAAATGAGAACTGGCTACGATTTGCGTACAGCAAGACGTAGTATAAATCTTATGATGCTTGAGTGGGCAAACAGAGGTTTGAACTTATGGCAAGTAGAATCAGGTAGTACAACATTAACTGCTGGAACTGCTACATATAGTTTAGATGCTGATACTATTGATCTATTAGAACATCATTTAAGAACAGGTGATGGTGAAACTAATTCACAGAGCGACACATCTTTAACTAGAGTATCTTTCTCACAGTACGCTGATATACCTAATAAATTAGATCAAGGTAGACCTAATGAAATATTAGTTAATAGAGATAGTGGCACTACATCTTTTACTCTTTATCCTATACCAGATGATACAAACACTTACAAAGTTGTTTGGTACAGACTTAGACAGATATTTGATGCGGGTACGCCAGCATCTAATACTATTGATATACCTAAAGTATTCTTGCCATGTCTTGTATCAGGACTTGCTTACTACTTAGCTATGAAAAATCCAGAAGCAGCACAAAGAGTTCCATTCTTAAAACAACAATATGAAGAACAATGGAAACTTGCATCGGAAGAAAATAGGGTAAAAGCAGCTGTAAGATTCGTACCGGGAGGTTATTAATATGCCATACGCAAAAGGCAAACATGCATTTGGTATATGTGATAGAACCGGTTTCAGATACCCTATAAAAGATTTAAGAAATCAAATTAAAAATCAAAAACGCACTGGACTATTAGTAGGAAAAGACGTATTAGATAAAGATCAACCACAACTACAACTAGGTAGATTAAGACTAAATGATCCACAGGCTCTTAAAAATCCTAGACCACAAACAGACTTGCAAGCTAGTAGAGGATTATTTGGTTTCAATCCTATAGGTGGATGGAACTCAGCTTTTGGTGATTGTAATCTTAACAACATGGTATTAAAAGGGGAGATAGGTAATTTGAAAATTACTACAAGCTAATGTCATTTACATTTACAACATTAAAAACAACTATACAAGATTATACTGAAAATACAGAGACCACATTTGTAAATAATCTGCCTACTTTAATAAAACAAGCAGAGAGTAGAATAAATAGTTCAGTAGAACTACCTCGTTATAGAAAAAATCAAACAGCAACTGCTACTATAAATAATCAATATCTTGGAGTTCCAGATGATTTTTTATATTCTTATTCATTAGCAGTGTTGGATTCAGATGGTAACTATAGTTTTTTAATAAACAAAGATGTTAACTTTATTAGAGAGGCTTATCCTAAACCCTCTGCTAATACTGGATTACCAGAATATTACGCACAATTTGATGATGGTTTTTTTATCTTAGGTCCAACACCTGATGCAAACTATGAAGTAGAGTTACATTACTTTTATTTACCGCAGTCTATTACAGCTTCATCAGATGGCACAAGTTGGTTAGGTTCTAATGCACCAGATGTGCTTTTATTTGGTTCTCTTGTAGAGGCATATATATTTATGAAAGGTGAACCTGATTTAGTAAGTTTATATGAAACAAGATTTAAAGAAGCATTAGATAAGTTAGTAGTAGAACAAGATGGAAGAAATAGAAAAGATGCTTATAGAGGCGGACAAAGAAGGATAGCGGAACAATAATGTTAAAAGAAAGAATACTAGATTTAGAAGGCAAACATATAGCTATTGTAGCTATGGGTATGAGTCAGATAGATTTTCATCTATCACAATTACATAGTAAGAAGTTTGATGAAGTTTGGGTAATAAATGCGATGATAGGAGTAGTTAAAAAAGCTGATAGAGCATTTATACTTGATCCTATGTCACGTTTCTTTGATACAGATGAAGCAGCATCTATGTCTGAAATGATGAGAGAGGAGTTACCCAAAATAGATTATCCAATATATTCTTGTGAACTAGATGCAAGAGTGCCAGCAGTAGAAGAGTATCCTATTAAAAGTGTAATAGAAGATACATCATGTGCTTATCTTAATAATACAGTAGCTTATGCCATTGCTTTTGCTTATTGGAATAATGTAGGTTCAATTAGTATGTTTGGTACAGATTTTACTTATAACAATAATGCACACTTTGCGGAAATGGGAAGAGCATGTTGTGAGTATTGGTTAGGCAAATGTATGGAAAAAAACGTAGATGTATCTGTAGCTGTTAGATCAAATTTATTAGATGCTAATGTAGATATGAAAGATAAACTATATGGGTATCATCGTTTAAACGATCCAATAGTCTCTTATTTGAAAGATGGTGAACTATCAGTATGTAATTATTCAGAGATCATACAAGAAAAAATGATACCACATGGAATTATAGGAAGAGAGAATCCTAAAGAGTGGATAATAGATGAAAGATCAAACGGAAGTACACCACCAGAACCATTAGTACCATAATGCAAACAGATAAATTTGAAATATCAATAGGTAATCTTGGCGTAAAAACTACAGATTATAGAGGACACACAGTAGAAGAAGTTGCTGATATGGCAACTGATAGATTAGTTTCGATAAGTGATACAGCACCTGACACTATAAAAGCGCAAGCCCATATATTTAAAGATGCAGCACGACAAGTAATTACACACTATATGCATGAGGCAATAAAAAACCACATATGTACAGTGTGTAATCAATTAGAACAGCAAGGACATAAAGACCTTGCAAATATAATAAGGAGGCTATAATGGCTATAACACAAGCAATGTGTACTTCTTTTAAAAAAGAACTTTTAGAAGGTGTGCATAATTTTAAAAACTCAGGCGGTAGCACATTTAGGTTAGCACTCTATACGAGTTCAGCTACTATGAGTGCAGCTACTACTGCATATACAACTTCTGATGAAGCTAGTGGTACTAACTATACTGCTAAAGGTAATACACTTACACGTGTAGACCCTTCTACTTCAGGCACAACAGCGTTTACAGACTTTGCTGATTTAACTTTTGGTACAGCAACTGTTACTGCTAGAGGTTGTATGATCTATAACGACTCTGCTTCAGGTGATCCGGCAGTTGCAGTATTTGATTTTGGTGCTGATAAAACATCAACAGCAGGTTCATTTACTATAACTTTTCCAACAGCTGATGCAAGTAATGCGATTATAAGAATAGCTTAATAAATGTCTGTCGGTTGGGGTCGGTCCACTTGGGGTGCAGGTGCATGGGGTCAGCCTCATAATATAACTGTTGACCTAACAGGAGTTGCATCAACTTCTGCATTAGGCACAGAAACTGTAACCTGTGATGCAAATGTTGCGGAAACAGGTTTTGCAGCTACATCAGGATTAGGTTCAGTAGTTGTAACTGGTACAGCTAATGTAACAGAAACGGGAGTAGTAGGTACAACTGCTCTAGGAACAGAATCTGTAACAGCTGATGCTAATGTATCTGAAACAGGGGTTGCAGCTACAGGTGCAATTGGTAGCGAAACTGTAACAGGTGAAGCTAATGTTACAGAGACAGGTGTATCGGGAACTACTGCATTAGGTACAGAAACAGTAAGTGGTGATGCTAATGTAGCTGAGACTGGTATAGCAGGTACATCTGCTTTAGGAAATGTTACTGCTTCAGGTATTGCTATTACTGGTGTTTCAGGTACTGCATCTACTATAGCAGTAGGTGATGAAACAGTAACTTGTGATGCAAATGTAGCTTGTACAGGACTAGCTGCAACCAGTGGATTAGGAACTGTTGCTACAAGAACAGAAAATATATTTCCTATAACTGGTGTTTCATCAACCGGTGCAGTTGGCAGTACAACAGTTACAGGTGAAGCAAATGTAACTGTAACAGGTTTAAACGCTACAACAGAGTTAGGATTTGTAAGTGTATGGGGAGACGTCATACCCGGAGTTACAACTTCATGGTCTGATGTAGATGAATCTGTAACTACTACATGGAGTGACGTAGCTTAATAAATGGTTTATTATTAACTTAGAGGGAAAAAATGGCAACTTATGTAAATGACCTTAGATTAAAAGAAATAGCAACTGGTGATGAGTCAGGAACTTGGGGCGCGTCAACAAATACAAATCTTGAGTTGATAGCTGAAGCATTTAGTTTTGGTACGGAAGCTATTACAACTAATGCAGATACTCATACTACAACTATAGCAGATGGTTCTACTGATCCCGGTAGATCAATGTTTTTAAAATATACTGGAACATTAGATTCTACTTGCACTATAACTATTGGACCAAATACAGTATCTAAGCTTTGGTTGATAGAAAATGCAACAAGTGGTTCACAATCTATAATTATTAAACAAGGAAGCGGTGCAACTGTAACTATACCTACTGGCAAAACTAAAATGATTTATTCAGATGGTGCTGGTGCTGGTGGTGCTATGGTTGATGCTTTTGCATCTATCAATATAGAAACAAGTGGAATTTTAGAAACATCAGCATCTATACAAACACCATTAATAGAATTTACAGATGGTGATGATGCTATAACTATAGCAGATGGTGGTGGCACTACTTTTGCACAAGCAGCTACTTTTAGTGGAGGATTTTCTTCTTCTGCTGCTTCTACAATTACAGTTACAGATACGTCAGATAATCTAACACTTACATCTACAGATGCTGGTGGTGGTAGTGGACCAAACCTTAGAATGTATAGAAACTCAGGTTCACCAGCAGATGGTGATGCAATAGGATTAATAGATTTTGAAGGTAAAAATGATGCAGGTCCTCCTGAGGATATAGTATATGCAGCTATAGACGGTAGGATTGTAGATGCTTCTGATGGAACAGAAGACGGACGTATTGAAATGGCTACAATACTAGCTGGTACAGCAGGAGTATCGAGAATCTTAATGGATGCTACTGAAACTGTATTTAACGATAATAGTAAAGACCTAGACTTTAGAGTTGAATCTGACGGCAGCACTCATATGCTTTTTGTTAATGCTGGTACTGACGTTGTAACTATAGGGGGCAATCTAGGGTTGGGAGTAGATGCTCCACAAGCACTAATTCATACTCATATAGCTTCTTCTGGCGCTGCCTTTCATCAATTTACAAATGCATCCACAGGTTCATCTTCTGGTGATGGTTGGAGAATTGGAATAGATGGAGATGAAAACTTTGTAATTACTGGTCAAGAAGAGGGAGAAACTTTTTTAATTAATAATAATTCAGCAAACAGGTTTTCTGTAAACCATAATGGAATAGTCGCTGTTGGTACTTCTTTAGGAACAGATGCTATTCTAAATGTAGTACGAAGTTCTGGAGAAATATTTAGAGCAGATGCTAATAATGGTGCATTTAGATTAGTAGCCAATCAAGATGGTGTAATAATGAATGGACTCATAGGCATAGGAGTCTCAAGTCCAGCAACTACCCTCCACATGGATGCCTCTGGTGGTGCAGTATTGAGGATGCAGAGGACTTCAGCATCAGCAGGTAATAAATTAGAGCTATCTTATGATGGTAGTAATGCAACAATAGCAAGTTCCGAAGCTATACTTTTTAATACTTTTGGTTCAGAAGACATGAGGTTAACTGATGGTGCTTTAATAATTGGTAGGTCTGATTTAGATGCAAAT